AGGAAGGCACTTATCTCGGTCAGATCGCGCTGTTCGATGTCGCCATGCTTCAACCTCGGGTATTCCCCATCCTTGCCGAGACTTGGGTTTAATTGGAATAGACGTGGGATAGCATACTGGTTAAACACGTCCTCTATTTCATCCAGCCATGCCGCAAGCGCTACGGCAAATAGATCCGTTTTGTTGTCCGCCAGGGCGAAACTCCCGACCTTCTCATGACCTAAAAGAATGAAGTCTGCCAGGACTGTCATTGCTATCCTACGGTCGTATCGCTCTATGACGCTCCCAACATCGACTTGGCGCCTTCCCCCGGTGCTTAGTAGCGTCAGGGTCCATCCGAAGGGCATAACCACACCTTCGTTTTGATCACGGCGAATGTTACGGACAAGACGTTCGGTCTGTCGGCGCAACCTCACCATATCCGGATTTTTATCATCCCAGAGATCAAGGCCTTCCGGGGGCTGAATCACCGGCATACCAGCAAGGTCGCGCTCTATGCCAATTCCCTCGATCTCCTCGATGCGTTTCTTATAGTACCAGGAACGATATGCATTACGGAGGACGCTATGACCTTCGGGGTTATTCTTCTTGGTTGTAGTCCTAAAGAGCAACGCCTTCTCAATTGGTATTACGACCTCTTGGTATGTCGGTGGGGCTGATTGCTTCATCCCTCGCACGCCGCCAGTTTCATCAAATACCCACTCTACGAAGGTTTCTTGAGCTCGTATTGGTATCTTACGCCAGCCTATAAGGCCGTCTTTGTATTTTGACCGTTTGCTCGGGTCAGACTGATCCGGCCCTTGGCGTAGCTTGTATACTATTTCATGGTAGGACCAGCCGAAAACAAGCATGCTCAAAATTTCACTGATGGTGTCGCCCCATGTCATGCTCATATCATCCAGGCATGACTCCAAAAATTCCGCATCCAGGAGGTGGTTCTTACCCTGACTCACCGGTTCGACAGTCCAAGTAACTTGTCGAAGAATCTGCTCAATGGCAAAGAGGATAGCGCCAATAGTAGCATCGTTCTCGGCCATCTCTTTATATGTCCGTATAGCCCTAACGCCACTTAATGCAGGTAGGAATTCCTCGAAGACCTGCCCACCCATGCGCTTAAGTCCAGTGCTGCCAACCTCGGATAATGTCACTAGGCTCTGCGTCTCTTTGTCGAGTATATCTTGCCTGTCCTCTGTGGGCATTGTGACCTCACATCCTCAAATGCAGTATATAAGTTCCGGGCGTTCTTTTTAGCATTACTGGAGCTCCCCTTCGAGTTCCCCATCAAGCCACCGTTGCAGGGTTCGAAGGGCATCGGCTCCAGATACGCTCTTAACGAATTCGTCGTTTCGTGTTTTTGCCACAGCCCATTCTTGTCCGTTTCGGACCCCAGATTCAATAATGTATCCTCTGTAGGTGTCGGTCCTTATTTCGAGCATCGTTACTCCTCCTTACCCTGAATGCCCATATACAGCTCACCAGTATCCATCATCATCGTCTGTTATTCCCTCGAATGCTTCATTTGACCAGTAGGAAGAGCCCACTCCAGTGGGTGTTGGAGCTGTAGTCTTTGGCAGTCCACCACCTAACCTAACCAATGCTTGAGTCATGGAATCGACTTGATCATCATGTGTACCATTGGGGAATGTGGCTGTTTCCTCGATAAAATCATGAATCCAAGGGGCAATACTAGGATCTGGAAGATATACATTTCCGGCCTCCACATCAGGAGATACGGCTTGAGCCCTTACTTCTTTGCCACCCTCTGGGTTAACTGGAATGAGGCCGGAAATCTCACGCTTCAATGTAGCAATAACAGCCGGCCCATTGGCTTTGTCCTCCACCAGCTTAGCCCTTGCTTGTGGCCACTTTGCCGATAGGGTCCGAACAGCTTGGATGGTTGCCGGAAAATCCATTTGAGACCGTACTTGATCCAGAAGATACTTATCTGCTCCCTTTCGTCCCCAAACTTGACCGACAACATAGTCGCTGCTCTTGGAATCCTTAAATGTCATATCCCAGGATTGGATGATTTCATCAAACCTCTCAGGCATAAGTTTATAGAATTGCCACCAATGTCGTTTGAAGATTCCACCTTCATCCGGAGACGGTCGTTGTTGATATAGCGCTGCCCATACTCGACTACCTACAGCTATTCGAATGGCATCTAGCTCAGTTCCATTAAACCTTTCTGGCCAAAGCGGATCTCCTGACTTCCGACCGAGTATATCTTCATCTTCAGCAACGGCAGGAAGAGATATAACTTCCCATTGCTCCCCGCCTTGCTGAGCTTCTTTTAATAGGCGCCCAGCTAGGTCATCTTCATGCCATCTGGTCATTACCAAGACGATAGCTCCACCAGGCGCTAATCTGGTCCTAAGCGTAGACCTATACCAATCCCATACAGCATCGCGGATAGTAAGACTGGCAGCATCTTGCCAGTTCTTGAAGGGATCATCAATTATGGCAACATTAGCGCCACGGCCAGTAATCGGTCCACCTACGCCTGCAGCTGTTAATCCACCTCTGTGCCCCTTAATACCCCAACGTCCAACAGCTGCACTGTCCTGGGCTACGTTGATATTCCATAACCTTTGGCCCCATTCACGGAGGGTGTTTCGTGCCAACCGTGAGAAATCATAGGCTAACTCAGCGCTGTATGAACTGATGATTATTTCCTTGGCAGGATTACGACCAAGGAACCACGCCGGGAACTTCTTGGAGACCACTTCCGACTTCCCATGTCGTGGAGGCATGAAAACCATGAGACGTTTTATCCCGCCTCTTTCGACGGCTTCTAGCTTAGAACAGAGGAGATCAAGGTGCCTTGCAGGTAACCAAGTTCCGCCACTTTCATATTCAAGAAAAAATGCCAGGCTTTCCCTGGCATCACTTATCCATATTTCGTTTAGTTGTTCGTCGGAAAAGCTCTCTAGCCAAGTGTCTTGTTTCTGGGTCTTTGAGGATCTCCTTACTGAGTTCATGGGTTTCAGTCACCTGCCCCTGCAGGTTCACATCCTGTTTTGATGTTTCAGTATAGACACCAGCCATTTCAAGCAGAACTTTGCCGTGCTGGAATGAACCCCTTACTGCTTGATTTACAAATGCGTTCATTACCTGGCCCAAGTGTTTTTTAGCCAAGTCTGCGGATAACCGGGTATATAGATTTATAAATTCAGACTTATCAAAAGCCCTGTAATACGTTGATCGATCACACCCAACCATGCCACAAATTTCTGTTATACTTTTGTATCGATTCATTGGATCTAGCAAGGCTTCTAACAGTAATTGTTCCTTTTTAGTTAACCCTGTTTTTGTGGCATTTTGTGGCATTCACCTCACCCCAATATGTCCGGCACCTCCCGGCCAGGTTTAGTCCAGTTCGAGTCGATGTTCAATACTTTCAGTACAGAACGAAATTCCTTTACATCATGGTCCACAAGCATGTCTCCAAGCTCCGGTATATGTAGAAGTTCGTGAAACATAAGTAAAGCCAGTTGTTGCTGGCTGAGGTAATAGCACCTTGTCCAGTAAAACACTATGGCAAATAGCTTGGATGTGAAGAAGCCTATAGGATGACCTACCAGCCTGTATGTTCTGGCATATGCTTTGGGCTCAGTAACCATCTCTTTAAGGAAGAGTACATCATCCACATCAACTTGGCAAACCTCTTCTCTCTTTCTGATTATCTTTAATGCCAATTGTTCAAGTTCTTTAGCTTCTAACCATTCAGCCACATCTCTCACATCCAACAAAACGGGAATTAGCCGCGCCCCCGCCCCTGGCATATACGTCTCAACCCTCTCGTCCTTTATCGACGAGACACCAAGCATCTCAAATACAAAAACCTCGGGAGGAACTTCCCTTGGGGTATCTCTATTATTAGGTTGCCATATGACGATATTGAAAAACATCGCCCTTTTATTTATCTTTTTCTAAAAGGTGAGTTAACAAGGGCATGCTTGTCCGCATACCTTGATATGGGAAATGGGAGTCGAGACTCTACGGTCGAGGTGTAACGTTTCCTACAATATATAAAAGGAGTGTTTCAAATATGGCGATTGTACCACTTGCTACCTTTAATGTCGCTTTCTCAGGGGCTACCGAACTTGCAGTTCAGAACCCTGAAACGGGCGATTTATGCGCCATTACCCTTACTGCCCCCCAACAAACCGCTCTTGCAGCCATAGGTGTAGCAGATATGAACGGCGGAGTCGAAACCTTCCAGTTGTACACTAGATCTACGGATTCTGTAATGGTTGTCAATACAACTACCCAAAAGAAATACCTTGCTACAGGGTTGGTAGCTCAAAGTATTACAGATCTAGGAAGCATATCAGTGCCGGCTATTGTCGCACCTTAACTTAAGCCTACCCGCGATGTCAATGTATAAAACAGTGTATTAACTACCCTTAGATAATACACATGTTCTAGAATCGAAAGGAGAATGATCCTGAATGGCAGTTGCAACATTAACTTTGCTTTATGCCGTCATTAACGGGACAGAAATAACGGTGAGTGACAGTTTAGGAAACACTGCTGCTATTACCGTTAGTGCTGGACAAGCCACTGCTCTGGGAACTCTAGGAATGTCAAGTACCGATGCGGCCTTCCAATTTCTAACCCACGGTACGACAGAGTTTATAATTATCAACCCAGAAACAATGAAGAAACTGCTTGTCAGTACTATCGCAGCTGACAGCATCACTGACCTTACAACACTAGGAGTATCAGCACTTGTAGCGCCTGCATAACCTAAGCATGCAATCATGGGACTGACATGAGCCAGTCCCATGGGTACCGTATCAAATTCGGGCGTTGCTTTTCTGCCACTAGCTACACATTATGGACCATGGCAAAATCATTCTAACAATTCAACGCACCCATACTGATGAGTTCTGAGACTTCTCCAGGAGTTAGTCTGAGGGTGCATCCTTTACTATTTGATGGATTAACAATGACAACACTTGAGGGACTTCTGACACATACCTTAAAGAACAGCTGCTCGTCTTCTGGTTTTGTTACACCGATATCCTCAAGTCCAAGCTTCTCACCTATGTCAATTTCACTCATAAACGATGTACCTGTTAACACATTCACGATCACAACCAGATTCTTAGCCCCAGCTATATAGTTTACATTAAAGAACATTTCGTCTTTGGGTTGCGGTCTGGGGATCGGCAGTGGACAAATGTGTCGATGTAATGGAATAAGGATAGTGACGAACTCATTTCCCCTTGAAGTTTCGCA